TGTACGTTTTTCGGGGATTGCATCATAGCCAATCGAATCTGTGCAACATTTTTTCGGGTAGTATTTACATCTACCAAGTTCGATACTGCCGATGCTATATTATCTTTAAGCAACACAGCGCCGAGGGCAACTGCTCCAGACTTAACCGATGGGGCGGTAGCAGCATAACCTACACCGCCACCAACGACAGCAGCTTTGGTCAATTGTTCCACGACCTTCCTTGCAGCGTCATTGCCCAGATTTGCCCCCATACTTTCCCCCCTGCCGCCTGATGGCAAGTTGGCACCAGTTCCGCCCTCTACTTGGGTTTCTCTTACGAGTACATTGATTATTACTTGGTGGGGATATTCTGCTGTATTATCCAATCCGTCTGGATACGATAACATTTGAAAGGTTGACTTTGTTTTACTTGGAGTTTCATTTTTAATCGCCGTGGGATCACCAGAAGATGTGGCGGTAGTAGTGTTTACGTCTACTGGTTTATTGTCACTCCCATACGGTTTGCCGCCGGGCAATACCCCGCCCAATTTTTTATCCAACCAGTTATAAACACCCATGTAAAACTCCGATAAATAGTACTATGACATTATTTGACTATTTATAAGATGATATACAGGAAAGATATTCATCGGGGAAGATTTATTCCAAAAAACCCAAAAAAGTATCGGGGGAACTTGTCACAAGTTATTTATAGGTCTGGGTATGAACTCAAATTTATGAACTGGTGTGATAAAAACAACGATGTTTTAGAATGGGCATCGGAACCTATTGCTATACCTTATAGGTCTCCACTGGACAGAAGGCTACATAGATACTACCCCGACTTCTATATGAAGACAACTACCGGCACATACATAATAGAAGTCAAACCCTCTAGGTTCACTAAACCACCTGAACAAAGAAGGAAGACAAAAAGATACTTGGCTGAGATTGCATCATATGGTGTCAATCAAGCAAAGTGGAAGTCAGCACAAGAATTCTGTGATGACCGTGATTGGGAGTTTATGATAGTCACCGAAAAGGAACTTGGCATTTACAATTAGATAGAGAAGGAACTCCCACACCCACAGGTACTCGCTGCATTGGGGTTTGTTACGATGAAACGCGAACCCTGTAAGTCTTCCCGATAGTCAATAACCGAACCAACCAAATACTGATAACTTAACGAATCGATTAAGAGTCCGGCACCATCTGTGTTGATTTGACTGTCATCTTCCGCTACATCTTCATCGAAAGTAAACCCATACTCAAAACCAGAACAACCGCCACCCGTGACGAATACCCGTAGTTTGAGATTCTCGTTATCCTCCTGTTGCATCAAAGTCTTCACCTTGCCGACAGCGGCAACTGAGAGGGTGAATGCGGATGGTTCAAATATAGTTACTTCCATCTAGTTATTTATTAATGTTATAAATAGGGATATGGCAAATCCTTTTTTACAATTAAGACCCAACTCTGGCTCTAGTGCAAAGTCATTTGATTGGTATAAAAATCAAGTACGCAACGTCATGCGCGGCGTAAACACTCCAGCGAGTGCAATTTCCTCAGACATCGGCAAACCAGTGAGTCAGTTTGATGTGGGGTCAATGTACTTGTTTCGGTATGATGCAAAATTCAAAGACAAACTTCCATACTTTGATGCGTTTCCACTATGTCTTCCATTTGAACCAACAAAGAATGGATTCTGGGGATTAAATCTACACTACTTACCATACATGTTGCGGGCCCAACTACTGGGGCAACTATTGGGGACTACAAACGATCGTAAGATTGGTGATAAAACAACCATGCGGTACAACTGGGATTTGTTGCAAAACGCAACCAGATTCCCAGGCGTGAAACCATGTGTGAAGAGATATTTAAATAGTCAAGTTAGGTCTAGGTTTTTTGAAATAAACCCACAGGATTGGAAGGCGGCAATATTTCTGCCAGTGGAAGATTTCAATGTCAGTAAGAACACAGTATTCCAAGAATCTAGGAGAATGATTTAATGGCTTATTTCAAAACACAAGATTTCATATCTCAGGTCAGAAAAGATGACCTTGCTAGGTCTAATAGATTTGAAGTTGTAATCTTGAGTCCACAGAAACACAGGGCTGACAGAGAGGTTTCTTTATACTGTGAAGAGGCACAAATCCCAGGCCTGCAACTCAAATGGTCTCCAACCATGATTGGTGCGTGGACGGAACAGAGAGCTCATGGTTTAGAATACTTTGGTGACACAGCAGCTTTCACATTCTTCTGCGATGACAACTGGGATATTAGAACTTACTTTGAGAGTTGGATGACTCTTATAGCAGACCCAATAACCAAGGAAGTTACTTTCCCAGATGCATACAACGGACAGATAGAAGTCTATTCATTAGACAGGGCAGACAACAGAGTAGCAAAGTGGAAACTACATGACGCATTCCCACGACTGTTAAATATTCTACCAATGGGGCAAAGTGCAGAAGGCATAGTCAGAGTCAATGTTACATTCGCCTTTAGGCGGTGGACATCTAAAGGGGTGGATGCGAGTGATTCACAAAACTTGTTTGGTATATTGGACTTCCGCAAGGGAAGTATCGGCAGTGCAATAAAGAATAAAATTGCACATAATGTTCTGGATAGATTGGATTAATAATTAGGGTTTATAATGGCATTACCATCACCAAAGTATGATTTAACAGACATCTATGTTTTTTCATTAGATGAGAAAGTTCCCTTTAGGCCGCTTCTGGTTAAAGAAGAAAGACTTTTGCAGTCACCAGATTCGCCGAGGGATGTAGTATTAAAGTATATATCAGAGAGTATTACTAATTGTTCTCTAGGTAGGGTGGATGGAACTACACTACCAATATTCGACTTGCAGTCAATTTGGATTGCATTGACGAAACTGTCCAAGGTAGAAATGCCAGATTGGTTGATAACATGCATGGAATGTGCTACCGTGAACACCGTGTCGCTGGAGTTGGATGACTTTAGAATAGTGTATGACGAAACCCACGCGCCACGATTTCTTCTCAAAGATGACCTGATTGTGACTATGCGATACCCAACTGCTGGGGAGATAATGGAATCAACTAAGGTAGAGGAGTATGTAGAGTTTTATGATATGGCATCAATATGCATTGAATCGGTGGAACATGATGGAGAAGTAATAACGGATATATCAATAGAAGAAAAGGTTGAGTTTATAGACAACTTGACAAAACGTGAATTTGAAGGAATAAGATTGTTTTTTGCAACGATACCCGTAGTGCAAAATGCAATTAAGTTCGATTGTGTAGAATGTGAAACCGAAAACACTGCGATTATGAATGGGTATTTTGGTGACGCTGAGTATGGAGAATAATATGGCACTACCACTAACAGAACATCCATTGATAGATGTGTATGTACACTCTCTGGATAGGGAAGTAAAATTCAGGCCTTTCTTAGTAAAGGAAGAGAAGTTACTTGTATTAGCAAATGAAACAAAAGACCAGAGTGAGATGATAAAGGCCACGCAACAAGTGGTTACCAATTGTTCCTTTGGTGAAGTGATGGGTGATGAGATACCCGTCTTTGATATGCAAAATATCTTTCTAGAACTAAGGAAAGTTTCAATATCAGACACCGTGAATATAAGACTAGTCTGCGGTCACTGTGAGAAATCAATGGATGTTGACCTCAGTCTGGATGCTTTTAAACTGAACAAGACCGAGGGTCATTCAAAAGAATTTAGTATCGCGGAAGATATATCATTGGAAATGCGATACCCAACTGCGACTGAACTTGCAGAACTTGGTAAGTCTGAGACAGAAAATGATATTTACAGGGTCGCAGAAAAGTGTATAGAAAAGATTTATTACGGTGATGTTATTCTTGATGAGGATGCGTTAAACCCTGAAGAGAGGGAAGAGTTCGTCAACAACCTTACATCGGAACAATTTGTTCACATAAAGAACTTCTTTGAAACGATGCCAGTGATAGAAAATACTATTGAATACAAATGTGCAAGTTGTGAAAAGGAAAACACAGCGTACTTAAATGGGTACTACGATTTTTTCGTATAAGCCTTTTTCACGAGAACTTAGAGAATTACTTCAAGACCAACTTTTTATTGATGCAAGAACATAAATACAGTTTATCAGAAATAGAGAGTTGGATTCCGTGGGAAAGGCAAGTATATATTGCAATGTTAGTCCAACATCTAAAAAAGAAAGCGGACAGCATGAAACAAAACAAATGGGGATAAAGAAATGTTACCACTACTAATGGGAATGGGCAGAGTAGGAGCCATGGCACTCAGAGCAGGGGCTGGTGTGGCGAAAAGCGGATTGCGAGCTGCGGGAACTGTTGGCAAGGCCGCTGCCGGATATGGCATTGCTTCGGCAATGTCGAGTAGCCCACAACAGAGACAATCTAATTCTATTGGTAGCAATGATAACGTGAGACAATTCCCAACTGGGAATGGAGTAGCTGCCGGCCAAGGCGCTACTACCCCAGTGACCGCTGGCGGCGCAGTTTCTTCGTTGCCGGAGAACCTTGGTAACAACAAAGATATTATAGATGTCTTGGAGGATATCAAAAAGAATACGCTTGCCACTGTCGCCGGTGTCGGTGCGCTGGTTTCAAAGGCGGAGAAGGTGGAAACAGTTAAACCCCCGCAACAAGAAGTTAAGGGTGGCCAAACGACTATGGCGGGTAAGGGCAAAATGGCCGCCGGTATCGGAGGCATTGCTGGTCTGATGGCGATGGGGTTGGATTTCAGTGGTGGTAAGACAGGTGGGGTATTTGATGGGTTGAATGAGGCCGTAGAGAAAAAGTTGGACGATGTAGAAGACAGCATGATGACGCGACTCGCAGTAATGAGCGCCAAGTTGGTCACTAACATAGCCGGCGGGGGAACAAAATTCGTGGCAAAGGCAGCCGTTGCTGGTGTAAATAAGCTATCGGGCATTTCTTCAACTACTGGTGCCGTTAAGGGGGCCCGGGCTGCTTCCCTTCTGGATGGCAGCGGCACACCCAAGGCCCCAACACCGCCAACTGGGCCATTGAGGATGGACGGAAAGCCCGATATGCGGTTTACGGTAAATAAGAAAGCGGCCGCGGCCGCAGTGGCTAACATTCCAAAGTTAAAGGTGGCGGGAGATGCGATTAAAAAAATCCCAGCAGCAAGACTGGCCAAAGCTGCAGTTAAAGGACTTGCAACCTTCGGAGCAAAGATGGTGCCTGCCGTGGGCGCTCTCGCAGGGGCAGGCATGTCAATAAAAAGACTG